TTTAGCCTCGGTCTTTTCACGCTCTACCTGAGCCAACAGACGAGTAGCCTCTGCTTGCATATCTGGTGGCGGTTCCTGTGGCTGCGACAGTTGTGCGTTCTGCTCAGGGCTGATCTCGTTAATGAACGCCTTAGCATCCTTAAAGCCAGCCGATTCAATCAGTCTAGCCAAGGTATCGCGGTACTGAGCCACAGACACCAATGGGTTACTCGGACCGAACTGAGTAAGGGCTTGCTCCTGCTTGCCTAGAATCATCTGGAGCATGGCTAGTTTCTGATCCCGGTCACCTGAACCCAAGCCGACGTTAATGGCAACGTCGTATTGATTCGTCCATGTACGAGGATCAAATGCCACAAACTTTCCACGCATACGGACAATCTTGGCTTGGTCTTGGTATTTGCCCAATAGGTGCAAAATGCCCTTAAACAGCGACTTAACGCCTGTCTCAGCAAAGATTCGAGCGATCAACTCCAGCTTGCCAGAGTTCGACTTCATCATCGCGGCAATAGCCGTAGCCGATACGTTATTTAGCACATCTGGATCAAGACCCTGTTGCTGGTCGCTAACGCCTGTACGTTTAGCCTGAACCTGATCCATGTACTCAAGCATTGGGAAAGCCTGAGCCGTTACCGCAGGAACCTCAATAGGCTGCAAAGCACCAGCCATCTTCATGCGGATAATCCCACCCGGAGTAGCGTTTAGCGCGTCATCCAAGTTCACCTGACCGTCAACCACACCCAGACGGGCATTGTTCGTTAGGTACAGGTTGTCGAGCATCTGACGGGTTACAGTGGACTTGATTAACTGAATGTCCATCGTCCGGTCTGCCAAGCTCTGACCAAAGAACTTGTGCGGAATTGGGATCGGACACAGGCTATGGAACGGAACTAGGTCACATTCCTCGTCATCCAATATTTCGCTGCCAGCGTAGGTAATCTTCCGCAGTTCAGCGATACCGTCACCATTAACGTCGATCTTGATATAGCACTCATAGACCTCACAGACCTGCATCGTAGGGTCAAGGCTGATATTCTCGTCCGGCTGCTCACCCTGAGAGAATCGGGCTACTCGCTCTGTGGTGTACTGGAGATCGTCATAGCTAGGCAGACCCTCAACCACATCCTTATCAAAGCCCATCGCTACTAACTCTGAGCGAGTCATCAAGCGACGATGAGCCACGAACGGGCTATCCTCAATCGTTCTTGCCGATTTGCTAATCAAGAATTCTTCAGGTGGTACGTTCTCAATCTTTACGCAACCGTACCTTTTGACCTTCTTGACCTTGACCGAGTACATCGGAATCTGGATCGGGAAGCCCATCGGATCAACGCCACCATCGATAAACTCGACGTTCTGGCTGACCACCTCGATAGCAGGATCAGACAGCAGCAGGGCTAGCTCATCCTCTGTCAGATTCTTGTAAGATTCCTTGTTGATATCTTCTTTGGAATCCCAGTACGCCTTTACCACGCCGACCTTCATCATCAGCGCGTCCTTGAACCAGTTATGCAGGAGGATTAGACCGTCATTCTCACGGTAGAACACCCAGTTGCAGTAGTCAGTAGCCTGTCTAGCAGACTGCTCATCTTCTGGAGTCTGTGGCTCAAAAGAGACAATATCCTCGGTAGTCGTAAAGACTCGGATAAGTTGCGGTAACGCACCATCAATAGCCTCAGCTACCTCGCCAGTGACGATCTGGCTGCGTCCTTCAATCTCGTTACCATAGGGATAACGAAGGTAATACTCTAGGGCTTTAGCCCGTTGATCTGTTGTCTCGGTATCAATGTACCCAATAGAGTTATCGATTTCATTTTCGATAATACTCTTGATCTGACCGTCATCCATCTTCATAGCAAATCCTTAACGGGTTTTGCTGATTATACAATCCATTTCGTCGAAATTGGCAATGTTGTCTGCCATGAACTGTCATTCTCGTCAAGACCTATAGCCAGATACCTGAAAGCGTCACTCATGTGACTAGACCAGTCATGTAGCGGCTTCTCATAGAATATCTGACGTTTCTCGTCATGCTCCCGGCGGTAGTTCCTCAGTGCATCTAGCCCCGGCTTAACCCTCGGATGGAACCAGCACCTAGGCAGCAATCTCCTGACAGCCTGTATCCCGTCAGCGACCGACAATCTAGGCGCAACCGTTATCGATAGCCCTGCTTCCTCTAAGACTTCCTTACGGCTCTTGCCTGTGCCTAGCTCTCTAACCTGTACGTCATGGGGCAGGATTTGAGTGAACCCTGCGTAGTCGTTCTCTTTAAGCCAGCGGACGTACCAATCTAATCCCTGTCCATGGTTTTCGACGCAATCGAGTAATCTAACCTCTTTTCCAGCCAGTTGAGCAACCCATATAGCAGTTGAGTCACCCATGCCAAGATCCCATGCAACAAAGCTACGACACAGATCGTCGCGAGGAAAGTCAGTAATATGGCTATCCCTTTCAAGGTCATTAATAATTTTGCCATAGTAAGACCCCTCGACTGCTGCGTTAAAGGAACATTCGAACTCTTGGTTGTACCGATCCTCACCCATCTCTCGATAGGCAGCCTTTAGCTCTGAATCCGGCAAAACCCCTGTCTGACTAGCCTTGAACTCTAGGAATCGCCAGCCTTCCTCGGTCTTAGCCCTGTCCGCTAACTCAGCGAAATGGTTATTACCTTTAGGAGTGCCAATGAAACAAGCCCACCCAATACGGTCGGCAAGAGCAGGTCGGACGATTTCGTTCCAAATGCGTGGGTTCTGATCGCCAACTTCGTCGATAACCACGCCATCAAAATACTGCCCCCTAAGACTGTCAGGATTATCAGACCCGTATAGACTAACCCTACGCCCATAAAAATCAGCACGTAACTCAGAGACATTGTAGGTAGCTCCTAGTGATCTGGTGTACTTCTGAAGGTAATCCCACGCTACTCGCTTGGCTTGTCCGTAGGTAGGCGCAATGTAAGCAAATCGTGGGTCTGGCTTATCGCACTCGATAGCGGACTTGATAAGGTGGTTAATTGCCGAAACAGTCTTTCCCATGCGACGATGGGCAACCACCACAGTAAAACGATGCTGCTCAATCGCATCATGTATCTCTAGCTGCTGATCTCTAGGATCGTAAGGAATGACAATCTCTGTCACTTAACGAATCCGCAGTTCAGGCACTTGTTGTTCACTAAGAACGCGCTGCAACTTGGGCAATTTACTGGCTTGTAGCTCATTTCTTTCCTCCCCATCTGATAACCATCTCCTGAGCTTCCCCGTCCTTACCTGTCACCTCAGTCCGCGCCAACTTAGGTATGTGGTATTCACTCAGCTTCTGCATTAGGTCTAGTGCCTTAGCCGGATCAGGCTTTAACCCTAGCACCTCATCGCCTTCAGCGACCCTCTGGAGCCACCTGTCCATGTAAGGCACGTTCTTCTCTAGCAGAGTCGCTATAGCGTTACGCACTACTGTAGTGGACTTATTAAGGCTTCCTGCTGGTCTGCCCTTCCCTGCGTTAGTTAAGCCGGGATATTTATTTTCTTCATCTTTAGTGATTTCTGTTTCCATTTTTGCATTATCCTCTGGATGTCATGCTTACTTTTTTTGCTTCTTCTCTTGTTTCTTTGGTAACTCTACTTGAGTTGATCCTAGCAGTCCTATTGGGATTCCTGCTGCTAACAAATCATTTTCATTTATCCTTTTCGGGTCAAATACAGCATCCTCTAGCCTCAAATATGATGGGTCTTTCGTAACAAATGCCGTTGTTACCTCGTTCGGATTACTATGAAATGCGTCGTTAAAATTTGTTATTTTTAGGCTTGGCGTTTTTGTTTGAGACAAAGCATCAGCCACCACTCGATTCCACCCCATACCCCCAGATAAAAGCTCCTGTGCTTCCAATGCGTTTTCTGGTCTTGGCACACCTATTTCATCAGCAATCCTATTTGCTTCTTTGACAATATCAAATACGTCTGCTTTCCCAGCATCACGCAACATTAAATTCAAAACTTGTCCGCTATCTTGATGGTCGGCAATCCATTGAGCATACTTGTCGCTTGTAGTAGTCCAAACACCACCAACATCATTGCTTGCGACATCTGGATCAAAACGTCTATCCGATAAAATTTGCTTTCCTTGACCTGTGCCATGGGAAACCTTTTCATACCCTAAAGCCTTCGCTCTATCCATTGCCGTATTATTTGGAGGCAACCCAAGCATTTCCGTTGCATTTTTCTGAGCTACTTCGCTTGCCGCCTGAAGTTGTGCTTTAGATAATGGTTTTAAGCTACTTTGGAATTGGGTTAAGTTAAACAATTTTTGGGTGTATGGCGTATCCCATGTATTCCCACCGGATTTTTTTATCTCCCTGTATTGCCGTTCTTCTTCCTTAGTTGGGAAATATCTAGCCGTAGCCTGAGCTAGCCATTCCTGCGGATTGTCAGCCAAAAGCCCTAGCCCAGCTTTGACCTCTTGCTTTTTGCGATCTACCGCACCTAAAACATTTGAAAGTAATCCGTCAGCCATAGATAGCCTCGTACATATCTGGGCGGTTCTTCATTATCCACGCCCTCGGTTCCTCATGGCTTTTCTTGAAATCAACGCCTATCGTCTGGCTCCCTGCATGATGCACATAAGCCCTACTGACGAAATGCTGATAACCCGCCACGTTTAAGTCATGACATATTATATTATCTGAATACCAATTAGTTGATGGGAACTTGGCTACATTCCATGCTTCTCGGCTAATGCTTGCCCAGATAGGCGCAATGACCGGAGCAACCTTAATCTGCTGCTCACTTTCCCACCCTAGCGCACTTCGTCTATCCCCATCTACCGGAAACCTAATGTTCTGATCCGGCAATACATAGTCGCTCCTAGCCCCCAGAAACCCGACTTTGAAGCCTCTTTCTCTCAAAACCTCAGTATCTTCTCTCATTAACGATAGCGTATTTGGATTAAGAACCACATCATCATTAGCTAAAATTAATGAGTCAAACTTTCCATGCTCAAAGGCATAGTCGATGGCTGCGTTATAAGCATCTCCGAAATTGGTAGCAGGATTGGGTCGGTAGATAAGGTTTTCTGTGATTTCTCTTGCTCTTGCCCATAATCCCAGATTATTACTACATAAGTAAACGGGCAACTTGTCACCATAGCAACGAATAGACTCCAACAGCACCGTTATGCCTGGGTTGTTTACCGTACAGATTACGATTGCTTGCATACGCCCCAGAAATACAAATCTGCCGGACTAGCGTTAGTAGAAAACTCATAAGTTGCAAACTTTGATAGATCGCAACTATCCCTAATATCCTGCTCCGTTAGGTTCTGGTAGTAATCACCGCAAAATGGCGCATCATCCGGGCTTGTACGCCTCGTTCCATGCTCAGACCTACCAGTAGTAGCACAGGTAAAGAAAACCAGCCCTGAAGCCATCCTAGCCATGTTATTGAACGTCTTTACCCACTCAGGGTTATGCTCAAAACACTCGCAGCTAGCAACAACGTCAAAACTATTTTCAGGGTAGGTAAGCTCCTCACCTTTAGCCACTACGTCAACGCCTCGACCCTCACCCAGATCAACCCCGGTATAGTCGCAGCCGACGAAGAATTGCCGGATAGAACCATTAATGTCCAGACTGCCGATTTCTAAGACCTTAGCCTCGAAAAAATACTGTGGGAATTGCTTTTTGACGCTAGCAACAAAGTCTAGCTGGCTCTGGTGGCTCATTTTTTCTTGTTTCTTGCGGATATAGCGGCTGCTTTAGCCTTGGCATCAGCCTTTGAACTGGCTCCCCATGCCTTTAGACTCAGGAGCAATCGAGTAGGCTCACCGTTAGGCTTACGTTCTGCCCCCGGCATATTACCCATCCGGGCTAGGAATGAAGCACGACGAGGATTATCGCCAGCCTTTACCGGAGCCTTTAGGTCAGAACCGGGGTTTGCAGCCTCATAGGACTTCCGACCCTTTTCATTCAGACCGCCAGCCTTGTTCTTACCCTCAGTCCTCGTCCATGCCGGAGTCTTCTTCATCTTCCATTTCTCCGTATTCTTTGCCAGATTCACGTTTTGCCATCTTCAGCATAGTTTTCTGACGGTCGGTCATCTTTTCAGTAATCGGACCACCAGTTAGCCATGCCGAACAAGTCCGATCTGCGGCACACTTGAACTCGAAAAGCTCACAATAGCCCAAATCAGCCTCATCCACGACCTCGTTAGCGTAGGTCTCAGCGTCCGATTCCTCGCCCTGAATCCCTTTGACGATGCACTCCATCATCTCAGGAGTCTGGATAAATGCTGAACAATTGCCACAGCGCATCGTTTGAGCATTTTCTGGAGTCGTATTCCACTCCTTAGCCCGTTTTTCCCAAAAATCCCCCGGTTCTTCAGGGTTTGCAGCACCATAACCGACGTTCTTAAAAGCCCAATCCCGCTTTTTCAGGTTGTACAGAATGTCGTAGGTGGCTTTAGGACAGGTTTTCATTTCTTCCTCGGCTTGGCGGTCTTAGCTGATTCCTTAAACGCCGCAGCAGTAGGCGCACCTTTAGAACCCGGTTTACGCATTTTCTCGCCAGAACCCTCAGCGATACGTTTCCGTTTAGCAGCGATATTCGCATAGAGTCCGGGCTTCATTTCTTCTTGCCCTTCTTAGCCATACCAGCCTCGCTTAGAGCAATGGCAATCGCTTGATCCTTGGATTTGACCACCTTGCCACCCTTACCGCTATGGAGAGTGCCTTCCTTGAACT